GTTCAGGTATAGAGTTTGGAATAATATCTGAAGTCAGATCATATTGACTCATATAGTCTACTAATGTTTCTCCGTCAAGTGCAGGACAAACATCTCTATCAGGATTATTATGCATACTACATGTCCATGTCTGTAATGTAATAGCAAATTCTTCCATGGATTTTTTCATTACTTTCCGCCGTGCTTCTTCCAATTTTCAGGATACTTTTCTCGTAATATCGCATCTATAGAATCTTCAAATTCTTTGCTATTTCTGCCCGGTTTATAAGTGCAAGGGAATTTTAAATCTTCTTTCCCAAAGTTTTCTTTCCAATAGTTGACTATCTTGTTTATTATCATATTCTTTTTCTTTCTGTTAAGCATTCATAGCCTACCATCATTGAAGCTATATTATAATGATTTAATAATGTATCATTTTTCTTACAATATCGTTTATTCTTTAATGAGCGTTCGAAAAAATCTTGTATATCATTTTTCTGTTCTGTCCAATATTCCCACCATTCTGAATCTTTTCTTTCACTTAATATATAATGATATTTTACAAATTCTTTGGTGTGCTTTAAAAATTTATCCATAATTTTATTAAGAGTTTCTATTCTTTTACCTCTCTTAATAATTTCAACGAATTTTTCAACTGTATAACAAGTCATCATTAATGATGTTGCTTCCAACGGTTCAATAAAGCTCTGTGCTAAGCCATTACTAATACAATTTTTAATTGCAATATCCTTCATTTTACCAGATACAAAACTTTTCTTTTCTCCTTCTATACCTGATTCCTCCATTGCCTTTTCATGACTTGTTAAATGATCACAATAAACATAACCGGCGTTCGTTCTATCTTGAGTATCTATCTCCCATCGCCAACCATTTTTTAATGCAGTTGTTACTGTATAAGGTCTTTTTTTATGTTTATCTAATCTACCAACAATATACGAATTGGCTATCATATCTTCATAAGGTTCAAAAGATGATAACCTATTAATCAATATTCTTTCAAATCCGGAACAATCTATAAAATAGTCTGCGTGTAGTATATGGTTTTCTGTTCCGATAGAACGTATTCCATTTTTATCTGAAAGAACAGTGGTAACATCTTCTTCAATTAACCTATATTTACCTTCCAATTCATTTTTACAAGCAAGCCCCAATTTATCTGCCTGTACTTGAAATCCATATCCTGGAATTGAATTATTTTCTGTATCTATTATATTATTTTTACATCTAACTAAAAAATCGCCGTGATAATAATTAAATGTAGTAGTATCAATTTTAGGATGTTCATTTCTCAAAAATTCAATAGAATCAACACCATCTTTTATAAAAGCATCCTCAAATAAATGATACCATTCACTATTCGGTCTTAGCCAATTGTTAAATTTTATTCCATACTTAATAAGAGCTTTGCTATCTTCTTGCCACGACTTAACATCTTCTATAACTTTTAAAATAGTAGGTGTTGTTGATTCTCCTACACCTATAATTTCATTTTCTTTTTTATGGACAACTGTTAATTCACAATCTAAATTTCTTTTTAGATAATGAGATGTAATCCATCCTGCGGCGCCTCCACCAACTACTACGAATCTAACCATGATACTAAATGAGGATGTAAATAATTTTTATAACTTTGGGATCTAGACATATCGAATAATTCTATTTCTTTTTTAACCGATTCTTTCCTTTCAACGTTTCGTATTTTATAAGATTGAATTATTTGCTGATGTTTTCTAGAATCTATGTAAGGCAACTCATTTAATAAAGCTCTACTCAAATTCTTAGGGCTGATGCCCCTATTATCAGGATATACTTCACAATATGAAACAAAAACTTTTTTAGGTAAGGTACAACACCATGACCAATGATTATGAAGGTCTAAGATATTTAAAGCAGAAATAACAACAGCAATATTAATTCTACCCAAATTAGTAGAATTATTTAAAAATAAACGAACGGTTTTATCTAAATCATCAAAACTGGCAGGATGACGTATATAGTCATATCCTTCTTCTATTGAATCTATACTAATTTTAGGGTACTGCTTTTTGAATTGATTTAACTTATCAATAAGTTCATTGTTAAATAAGGTTCCATTAGTATGATACGCTAAGATAGTATCTTTTGCCCAACCTTCTTTAATATATTTATCCAATAAATCTATTATTAATGAATCAAAAAATGGTTCACCACCACTAAATCTTAATTCCTTTACTGGATTATTTAAAAGCCATTTATATTGAATCGAATTTTTTACATTTGGTATATTTAATTCTTCTCTAAATTTACCAGCTGTTATATTTTCAATATCTTTAATTAACCCATTGTCTTTGAAAAACTTCCAATCTAACATTAACCTATGACTTGTTTGTGGATCACACATTCTACAAGCTAAATTACATTTATTAGATAAGGTAAAATCAATTGAATCTAATTGTCCTTTAGGAATTATATCATCATTATGAATATAAAAAGGTTCAATATTCCTTTCTTCCATATTCCAACAAGTTTTACAAAAATCATTCTTGCGATTATTATCAAAATCATCTCGCAACAACTTAAATTGTTCTGATTCAAATATTTCAGGGGGGGTTAATTTATCTATGTCCTGCATTCCCATTGGATCTTCCCATTCCGGGCGAGACATATTACAGCAAGGATGAGACCACTTTAATTTATCGCCGTCCCAATCTTTTAAGGCGATTTGCTTGTAAGGGTAACTACATAACATTCCAGCCAAGCGCCTTTAAAGGAGAAGAATCAGCACATGTTTCTTCGGACTCACCGGTTACATTTTTAAATGGTAATGCTTCCACGTCAAATCCTTCAGGAGCATGTGTTGTTGCAAAATCATATACAGACATTGGACTCCCATATCCAATTTCATAAACTGGTAGTTTCTTTTTCCAAACTTTAAAATTTTCCATTAATAATTTAATAGCATTACAAACATCATCTACATGACACCAATCTCTAGTATGGGTTGTTAGATATCCTATTTCTTTTTGTTGGAGTTGTCTGTAAAACATATCAGGACGTGAGCGCTCGCCCCATACTGTAAAGAATCTCATTCCTATAGCATTATTAGGAGCCATGGCTTCACCGGCAGCTTTTGTCATTGCATAAGGACTTTTCATATCTTTAACGGAAGAACTTGATGCATATAATATTTTAGAATTTTTATAATGATTAAAAATGCGGGCAGTACCTTTTATATTCGTATCACAATAATCTTTTAAATATTTTGGGTCCCAACTTTTACGAACACCTGCTTTTGCGGCTAAGTGAATAACGTATTCCACATTATTATAAGGTAAAGGGTCATTAGTGATATCACAATGAGAATAAGGGACTACCCTGTCTTCCCAGCCTAAACCGGAGCGATCATCAATCCCTTGGACGTCATATCCCTCATCCATTAATGAATTGTATAGATGATGCCCGATGAACCCTTTAACGCCCGTAATTAAGACTTGAGTCATTTCCATTCCTTCAATGTGGTCTCTAAGAGTTTCCAGTAATCTGGTGTTTTTTCCTCAAAGATCTGCGGCTCCTCATTCTCAACTGCCATAACTATAACAATACTATTTATTGGGATTCCTGTGCGTTCTTCAAACATTATTGAATAAGCTGTTGCCTGCAAGAAATAATCTTCACACCATTCTTTCCTTTTTATCTTATTGGATGTCTTCCAATCTAATATTGCTTTCTCACCTTTCCAGTCTGCTACACAATCGCAACGACCAGCGACACCTAATTTTTTAGACCAAAGAGGTATTTCAATACCGGCAATATTATCAAGATGAGAATCTATAAAGGGTTTGATGGTATTAAACAGCTCTCGAACATTTGGTTGACTTTTACCAAAATAATCTGAGTTGTTAGCAAGATAATTTTCTACAACTGTATGCACGTTTGTTCCACGACGTGTAGCTTTTGTAGTTATTTTATTTGCTTCTTCTTCACCAATTCTTTCCCTCCATTCTTTAAAAAATTGGGCTTTTTTTCTACCTAGAACGGTTGTAATGGAGGGAAAGGAGCCGTCGGGCGTTTTGTACACCCTCTGGCCATCTATATTAGTGGTTTGTAATTCTTCAAATTCAAGTTCTACATGATTAAACATTCATATTGCTCCCCGGATAATTCCGCTTCATTTGTTTCAGGTGATCAGTAAAAGCTTCGTCTGGTTTCTTTTTGTGACCTTTTGCTGTTGTGCCTGAAATATTATCATATACAAATCCGGGACAGTGAACTTTCATTGTTACCGTGTCCTCGTTACAAGAAGGACACGGCTCTTTAGTTGGTTTATCGCGATCTGCTATTTTAAAAAATTCTTCAAACTCATGACCGCATTCACACTTATAATCATAAAATGGCATAATTTACCTATAAAAAATATGAGTATCAATTTTTACTGTTCTTTTTTTGTATTTAGACCAGCGTGGATCATCAATATAATCAGCATGGTAATGTGTTGCGCCATCTGTTATATCTTTTAAAAAACTACCCTTTTTATATTTGCTACTGTTATAAAACCATGCTGATAGTTTTTGTATCTTTTCCCAATTTTTTCCTGGATATGGTACGTCATGTTTACCATCGCAATACCAAGAAAATTGACACAAGTCTCGTTTAGGATGACCATTTGCGTGAAGCTGGGCATCATGAACTACCTTACAATAGGAGTTCGGGAAATTTTTATCTAGAACTCTATTAAGTGTAACATGTGCCACTGCTAGTTTCCCAGCAGTACTTTCAATTGCGGCTTCGAAATAGATATTCTTTGACAAACAGGCTATTTCTTCCTGTTGATTTACATAATTATTATTTGTTCCTGTCCATTTGCTAATCGGCTTCGTGAAGCTTACACGTGGGGTTTCCAAATGTTGCTTTAGAGTAACGCTTTTGTTGGGGGTGGACTCAACTTTAGCAGCGTCTGCTTTCTGATGCACGATTTTTACGGGATAGGATACTACTGCTAATAAGATAGCAATAGTAGCTATTATCTTAAACATAAATTGCTCCGAAATGTTAATTCACATTCCCATGTATGTAAAAAATGGTACTACTTGCTTTTTTTAGTTTCCGGCATTGGCGGAATGAGATGAGGAAACACTTCCGCCACTAACTTATAAGTCAACCCACGAACGCCGAGATCTTTCTTACTCAATTTAATAAGTAACTCAGCTTCAGTTGGTGTCACACTTTCTAACATAGTGATGAACATTGTTTCTCTTTTTATAGGATTAATGTTATTACCAGCACAAAAGTCAGTACCGCCGGGGCCTTCTGCAAAATATCTCAATTTACGGATCTGTCCGTATAACAATGTTGATTGTGGATCTTCTGCTTGAGCTTGGTACGGTGGATTACCTTCAGGCAATAAAAATTTTACATCTGGATGAAACACGTACCACAGTAGGTTCTCCAAATGGTGACTTTTATTTTGTGTTAGTAATTCTCCTCTCTCTTTCTGACTTTTAGCTTTGTCAATCGCGTTAAATAATTCTATAAGTGTCATAATCTAAAACTCCTGAATGGATTCAGTCAATTCTTTAAGTCTATGCTTAATAAAATAACTAAGCATTTTATCACGGCCGGTGTACTGTTTTCTTTCATACCGTGTTTGTATATTTATCTGAATTGAATCCGGTATACACTCTAAATCTATAAGAGTTTCATTCCTCTTATAATTGCGTAAAAGCTCTCCTTCAAACAATTCTTCTGGGTTTCCGCTTATCCATTTTTCAATTTTCTTCTTTGAAAGTGGCTTTTGACGTAACCCTTCTACCAAACAATTATCATTTGACAATATATTTGGTACTCCGTCACTACGATCACCTTTTACAATTAAAGCCCTTAGCTGTTCTTCAGGTTTAGGGTCATTTAAAAATTTCTTTGTTAAAGGAGACCATTGTGAAATGTTATTATATTTTTGTAATTGGATAAAATCTTTATCTGATGAAACAATTAAAATAGGATCTGTATTATAATTCTTACATATAACGCCTATAATATCATCTGCTTCACATCCATCCATAGTAACAACCTTATAAGGCATGTATTCTTCTAATTCAGAACGAATATCATCAATAACTCCAAATAAAGCTTTCCAATCTATATTCTGTTTATTTTCTTCTCTGGCTTTCTTACGATTTGCCTTATATAATGGAAAATAATCTTTTCTCCAATTATTTTTATTATCGCAACAAAAAACCATGTCACTTCCATATTTGTCGCAAAAACGATTACGAATCATCTTAATGTTATTCATAACCATATGGCGAACCATATCATTTTCTTTTCCAGGTTCAAATTGCTTTTGAAATATCATAAAATTAGCAATTATCATCTGATTATAATCAACGAGTATCATTTTTTCTTTTTCTTTTTGTTTTTATTCCTTCTATACCAATTTAACTTAACAGGTTTAATATTTTCCTTTTTCACCGTTTGAATGTTATCGCATTCCTCAATCAAATTATCATAAAATTTGATTAATCTATTTTTAATAATTCCATTTAAATGGCTATATGCTTCTTTAAGATCCGGGTCGCCATCTTTTGCTAATCGTATCTCCTCTGCCATTAAATTTATTTCTTCTTTCAAATGTTTTGCAACAGGCTTAGTAATCTTATTTTGTTTAACAAAGTTCTTGAAATTAAATTTATCTTTAAAACCACTATCAATTTGTTGTTCTACAACTTCTTCTACATCAAATGCCAATTTCTTTGCCAGAGCACGCATTCTTTGCTGAATATCTGGTTTTACTTTATTTTCCTGTATTTCTTCCTGTTGATTTTTTCTTCTATTAGCAATATCTTCAATCTTTTTAAGCTTCTCAATAAAAAGAGTTTCAAGTTTCTCCGGACATCGATCAAGCCCTCGTGTTTTTAATCGCGCAATATAACCAACATGCATTCCTACTTCTTGTAAATCTATTGGTTTAATCTTTTTAGGTGATGTTGTCTTAACTTTATTCTTTTTATAATATTCAGAAACAAAAACCATTGTTTCTTTAAAATCATAAAATTTATAATACCATCTAAATGAGTCATGCATTCGATCTGTTAGAGCCTCTTCATCCATTTCCATCCAATCCCTTGGATCAGGCTCCTCACCCATATGCTTCGCTTCAAGTGACCTTTTCTGAAATGCCATATTAACTCGCCTCTGGAGGCTCAGGTTGATTATTTTGTGTTTCCATTACTATCCTATCAAAAACATTAAATGAAACAGGCTCCCAATTCAATTCTTCTCCGTATTCAAAACATAACACCTTACCATCATGTGCTTGTGCTATTATCATTTGGCCTCCACCAAATAAACTAGGAATACTTTGTCCCATAACATGAATCCATAATGGCATATCCTTATGTTTGTAAAAACTATCCACTTTTAAAGGTACATCAGTTTCTGCTGTGGCCTTTTTAAGATTACGACTCTTCTTGAATTCTTGCAAGTCTATAATTTTCATGTCTTGTTTTTAATTCACACATTACGTAATGTAATATGATAGACATTACGCTTTCGCATATTTCCATATGATTATAGTTAATATGTATAAATTTCTGAACTTTAGACTTACATACACCACCATCATATCCTAAGATACCATACGTCTTAATCCCGTTTAATTCAGCGTAATCAACGGCTCTAACGACATTTTCTGAGTTCCCACTGCCACTTATAACAAATAATGAATCACCTTCATTAGCGAGCGTTATAAGCTGATTTACAAATATATTAGCATAGCTATCATCGTTAGATGTAGCAGTGATGAAACCGATATCGTTACTAAGAGAAATAGCCCTAATCCTAGGTTTTGAACTTCCATTTTCAATAACCCCTTTTGATAAGTCTTGTGCAAAGTGACTTGCATTTAACGCACTCCCACCATTACCACAAATAAAAAATTGTTTATGAGACTTGTATGCCTCCCAAATACCTTCTATAAGATGATTTATATGATCTTGTCGTACAGCTTGACATATACCATCCACATCATCCGCAAAATGTTTCCAAGTTTTACTTTTCATTATTTAATATTATCCTTGATCCTTGGTTATCAAACTTTATTCTGAAAGTATCTAAATCTTCAAATTTTGATTGTATACCCTGAGGATTTTCTGTCATAAAGAGTAAATATCCTCCTCCTCCAGCTCCACAAATTTTATAACCTATTATATCTTGCAATGCTCTGTTTATCAACAGATTTATTTTATCAGTTATAATACCTTTTGCCAATTCTTGTTTTATTCTCATTGAATTAAGCATTGTGAATCCAAATTCAAGATATTCTTTTTTATTAAGTTGTTTCAAACCCTCTTCAACATATTCTGCCATTCGATCATATTTCTGAACTTTTCTCTGGGTATTTTTTCTTTGATCTGTCAAAATATCTGATGATTGTCTATGAATACCCGTATTAACTAAAACGAACATATCCTCAAAGTTTTCATCAATATCTAATTCATTAACAGTAACCCTGTCAGGTTTCCTAAAGGAAATGGTATTAAAACCGCCGTAACTGACAGCAAACTGGTCTTGTTTGCCAATTGGCTTCTTTAATATTTCTATCTCAATACGGCATGCTAGATGAGCTATATCGGCATGGTTTAAATCTGCTTTAACTAGTGTTCCAATTGCATGTATTAGTCCTACTAAGATACTTGATGATGATGCAAGCCCTGAACCTTCAGAAGGTATATCTGCTAACGTTGTAATCTCTAAACCAAAATCTATCTTAAAATGTTTAAGTACTTCACGGATGTATTCATGCTGAATTTCCTCAATAGAATTGCAAATTTCTTTCTTAGAATAATTACAAACCCATTGTTTCCTGTAAAGCTTATTTACTACAACATATGTATATTTGTCTATCGCAGCGCTGATCACTTTTCCTGGTTTACCAGCGTTTTTATAATATTCTGGCAGATCTGTTCCGCCGCCAATAAAACTAACTCTTAGAGGTGTTTGGCAAACTAGCAATTCTCTCCTTTAACTCAGTTGAACTATAATCATGATATCTTCGACAATAATGAATTTCAATATTTCTATTTAAACATATATTATACCCTGTTATAAACAAATTGTCACGTAAATATTCTTCACCTAAAAATCTCATATGAAGAGGTGTTATTGTCTTGAGTATATTCTTAAGATCTTTTTCTGATTCATATGGGATAATCTCATCCACATACTTACATCCTTTTAATTGTACCCATCGCTCAAAGCATGATTGTACTACATTCTTTTTATGTCCTGGTGATGTATGCAATCCAACAATAAGATAATCACAATGTTGTTTCGCTTCTGCTAACATTGTAATATGTCCGGCGTGTAATAAATCAAAACACGAAAATGCTATTCCTCTAATCAATTAACGTACTCCTCCATCGTTATCACCATCAACTGCGTTATCTGATCCATTCTTTCCTTCGGTGAGTTCATCTTCAATCTCCATTAAATCTAACATTTCAATCCACTTAGGAGCTCTATACTCCCAGCTATAATACTTGTCGGCATGTTTCTTTGCTCTATTAATTATATCTAGAGTTTCAGAGTCCCAATAATTATCCATCAACTTA